GGCGCAACTTCCTCCTCCTCGTCAGTAGAGAGCGAATCGACTCCGTAGGCGTCCATAATGGCGGTCTTCTTCTTCTCTTGTAGGGCGACCTTCTTGTTAAAGGCCTTCTCTGTTAAAGCGTCCTTCACCAGTTTGTTCTGGGCCCGAATCTCGGCGAGCTTGATGCGCCCCTTCTCCAAGTTGCTCATTATGTTAGGATGCTTACCGCGCTTATCTATTTTAGGAGCTTCAACAGAAGCCTCGGGTATAGGCTCCTGAGGTATCACAACTTCGGCTAAATTATTCACGGGCTCGGCAATAATCTCATCGGTTTTTACGAGCAGTTTCTTCTTGGGTGGGGGTTTAGACATATAAATAACATCGATAAATAATCTCGTAATTTTACAAATTATCTGCTAAACATACTTTATAGATGGATAAACAAATCAAATCAGAAATCAAAGGGTTAATCAAGGCGGGCTTTCCGGAGGATATCGCGATTATCACGGCTTGCGCGAATGCCGGAAAACCCGAACAGGCGCTGGAATATTTAGAAGAGCTCAACGATGACCAACAAGATATTATGCAAGCAATGGAGCTGATGGGTATGCGACCATTCCACGAAGTTGTAGAAGGCGGAACAATCGCAACGTGCACGAGCATCACCACATACGACACAGAAGAGGCCATCAAGATAACACACCACGAAGTGGAGCCAATCAATGAAATGATTTTCATATCATCGTGCGACGCAAGCGGAAACCCACAATAAGCTGTATAACGAGCGTTCGCTCGGTATAAGCACTTTACAAAATACGGGTGTATTTTGAAAACAGTTTTTATGACTCTATAATATAGGATGATAAAAACAAAGACACGACTATTCAATCTCAGCTCGGCCATTGGCTGTATAAACGGCGACTTCCAGAGTCGCGTCCAAGTCGATTTACCCGATCTGACATTTCATATGGATCACATCCAGAACGCCTACCTCAGTGTAGTGCACGCCGAGGTGCCCAACTCGTTCTACATCGTCAATTACACGAACAATCAATTTGTCCTGAATGCGACAACATATACGCTTACGAGAGGCAACTATAATGTAAATACCTTTATAACGATGATAACCGCCCTACTACCTGCGGGGTATAGTTTCACATATTCGAGCATAACAACCAAGCTCATAATGACGCATACAACGACCCCCTTTACGGTGAATGCGTCATCATCGAGTTCAACAGTCAATAGCATAATGGGTTTAGGCGTAATCGATCTGACGGGTCTCAGCGTTGCGTTTCCAAATGTGGTCAACTTCATACCCCTGCAACGAATCAATTTTAGGAGTTCTTATTTCAATTTCGGGTGCTTTAACACGACGGATGGGTCGAGTGATATATTTTTACCGCTCCAAAACAACGCAGGACAGAACAGCATCATCAACTATGTTAATCAAACACAGAATAAGTTTCTCATCCAGGACCGCAATATAACCAGCTTCACGATAACCGTGACCGATGACCGAGGACATCTGGTCAACTTCAATGGCGTCTCGTGGCTGATGACAATCCAAATCGATATCGACTACCTCGAAGTGGTCAAGACCCAGGAGCTGACATTTAGCAATATTGTAAATGGCAGAGTGTAATTATAAAATTATTTTCTATATGCTTATGATATAATGTTTCCTTCCTCCGCAATGGGTTTACCCGCTTCGTTAAAGTTCGACTTGCCTCCGTCGATGAGTGAGTCATCTCGCTCCTACTCCGTCAATGTTGCCCCCGACGGTATTACCGTTGTCAATGGTCCTGTGGATGCTATTTCATTCACAGCCAACGCCGCCGTCCAGAAGCCCTTTACTTCGCAGATGGTCAGCTTTACTATTCCTTCCGGAATGAGCGACTCGGTCTTCCTTGACCCAGTCAAGACCACATTGTCATTCACTCTGCTTTACACAATTTCAACCGCGGCATCAGTCACGGCTGGTGTGTGCCAAATGCTTTCGTCTGCAAGTTCGTGGGTAGATCAGATGGTACTTCTAAGTAATAACACTCCGATAGAAACGATAAATAATTATGGACTCCTCCAAAACTTTATGCTCCAAAACACTGTCAATCAGTCTGAGCGAAACGGTGGTATCAGTATTGCGATGGGTGCCGATTCGAACTCTGCTTCTGGTATTGACTTGGCTATTACTGGAACAACCACATATAGATACAATTTCTGCATTCCTTTGATGTCAGTCATTGGTGTCAATACTGATAACAAACTGTTTCCTATTGGCTCGGTGAATAACCTCCAACTCCAATTGACCACGGCCGCTCTCACCCCTATTGTTTCTTACTGCACTGCTGCCGCGGCAAACATTGTTTTATCAGCCATCTCACTCAGTGAGTTCCGTGTCAATATGCAGTATGTCGATGTAGGAGATGCTGCCGCGCAAATGTTGCGCTCCACACTCCAAGACGGAAAGTGGTATTTAAAATCTACCACCTACACCAATTCCAGTGTGAATATTCCTTCTGGAAGTTCGGGCTCTCAACAGCTCCTCCTCCAAATCCGTAATAGTTCCGTGAAATCGTGCATACATCAGTTCGGTGCTTCGAATGCTGTCACTGCTCAGTCATTGGTGACGCCAAACGGATATTATGACGCAATCAACCCCGGCTTGTCGCAGAGACAGCTCCAAGTTGGTGGCGCGTTCTACCCCAATCTCAGTCTGAATGATTGTCAGAGGCCTAAACTCTTCGGTGGGCCTAAAATTATATCCAAAAGATATGATAGTCTTTGTTATTAACAAAGGCAACACATCCAAATTGCGGGAAACCCCTCAAAGTATAAAATACTAAACCACAGTGGAAACACTGCGGTGGCGAATGCTAATGACATTCGGTATAGTAATAAGTTTTATATTATAGGGCAATCCGCAGCCAGTCTTCTACGTCCGTTATGATAGGATATGAAGGCGGTTCAACGACTAAATGCCTGTGGTGCGCAAATGACGGTCTAATCAACTCGATGCGTAATAAGATATAGTCTAATCCTACCCGAGAGGGTATCTGCCCCTTTAAAAAAGGCAGAACATTGTTATGCGAGGAAATGCGTATAGAGTATAATGTGGTATTTTATGTAGGGGTAATAAGGCCGAAGCCTACCCCTACCTCATCCAAAGTTTGGGCGGCGGAATCGCGAAATCTCTCGGCACTGTTATTACCAGAGAGATGTATAACACGATAGCCGGTATTGCTGCAGTTCCTGCTGGAAGTGATAACACATTGGTGTTGCCTGCTACTGTTTCTCGTGCCGCACCAACTGGCTCTGATGGTGGAGCTGTGTCTGTGTTGAAGTTTCCTTCTTCCGCGTTTTACGGTTATGACTTGGAGAAGTCGAGCGGAGTTCTGTTCCAGGGTATTAACACCCGAGCATCTCCACCGTTCCTCAACCTATTTTTGCAATCTGCTACTACCACTTCTATTATTTGCCAGGCCTGGGGAATCAGTGATGTAGTGTTAGTGTTCGATACTGTGGCCAAACAGATTCAAGCGTTCATCTAAATAAAGCGCTCGATAACAAGAGCGGGGCGTAGCCCCGTGGCGCGAAGCGCCCGAGCGAAGCGAGTTAAACCAAGCCGTTTATGGACGCATAAACAGATCGGTTAATGGAAAGCGTAGCGACAGGGCGTTTAAACTGGGGTTTTACCAGTTGGTGTAGTTAAACTATGGTATTTTTGACCGTTCGGGCAATAAAATTAATTTTATTGCGCCCCGTGTCAATTGTTTAGTTAAATTAACCCGCCTTTACGCGCCCATAAACGCCCCAGTTAATCTCGGGGGCGCTCCAATCGTCGAGCGGGCATCAATAGACACGCTCGCTGTCGCTCGCTCTGGGGGCTACGCCCCCGCATTTAGCAATGCGTAAATTAAACAGACATTTTTATCTCCTCATATTAAAATGGATACACCACAAACTCGCAAAGAATATGACCACCAATATTATCTCAAAAAGAAACTGGCCAAGCAAACAGACGCAAAATCATTCTTTATAAAGAACCCGTCGCAAACCTACACGATGGTTCGCCGTAATAACATCGAGCGAAAACTCAAAGACAACGAGGCGAGAGTCGAGGCATATAGAGCGTTTTTAAAATCTAAGGAAACTGTATATGTCGATAGAGATTAAACATAACGATGCACCGAAACTCAGGAAACCCAGATTCACGGTTGATACCGAGCTACATAATAAACTGAATGAGTATGAGATAACCAAACTGATGAACCGCCATAACTTCACGCTCTATTTAGGCAAGGCCGGTTCTGGAAAATCGACATTGCTTATTTCAATGTTGAACACACCGGCTCTCTTCAAGGGCGTCTACCACACCATCATATTATTTTGTCCGGCCAATTCGCGAGCCAGTATCAAAGACGATTTTTGGAGTGTCTTACCAGAAGAACAAATATATGACGAGCTAAATATCGATACGCTTACCGAGGCATATGACATAGCACAAGCTAACGCGGTCGAGGGCTTCAAGACACTCATTGTTTTAGACGATGTCCAGAAGGCGCTGAAAGGTCCGTGTGAAAAGTTGCTTCTGTCAATGGTCAATAATCGTCGCCATAATTTTTTATCTATATGGCTTGCGTGTCAAACGTTCAACTCGATACCGCGACAAGTTCGCCAAGGTCTCACAGACCTATTCATCTTTAAAGTGGGTGGAGTGGAAATGAAAAATATATTAGACGAGGTAGTGGAATTGGAACCAGAAGTATTTAGACAGATTACCAAAATGGCCTATACCAAACCCCACGATTTCCTCTATATCAATCACGCGACTCAGCGCTTGTTTCATAACTTCGACGAGATTATTATCCATACATAGAATATAATGCCAACTGTCAAAGGATTCTTTCGAAAATTGGGTAGTGATACTAAAAAGTTCTTCTCCAAAGGAGGCGTAGCCGACGTAGGACTTCGCAAGTTTGGAAACACATTATCAAAGGTTGGAGGCGTCGCTCAATCACTCGCTCCGCTCGCTGCCGTCGTTGCCCCCGAGTTCGCCATTCCGTTAATGGCCGGCGGTGCATTGGCAAAGGTAGGAGGGTCTACTGCTAACGCTGTTCGCAGAGGAGTCCAGAAGGGTAGGGGCATTGAAGCAAAAACCGCTAATGCTGTCAGTGCTATAACCTCTGGTATCGAAGCCGGTAAACCTTTAACTGGCGAGCTCGGTATGAACTTCGCATAAACAAAATATTATTATAACAATTTGTATTGTTATGATATAATGGCTCAACAAACAAAGAGAAGGTTCAATGTGGTTCTCGATACATACAACACAGCCAGTTTTACAGGCAACCAATTTGACGCGACATTTCAGGTAGATTTAACTCGTCTTGTCCAGAACCCTCAGGATTTAGCAAAGCCGTATAAACTTACATTCTCATATTATATGCAAAACGGAACCTTCGCAAACACATTATTAGTAGCTACCTCTCTTTACTCATTGAATATAGATATGCGTCGAAAAAATTATATCCAGAATTATAATCAACCATTAACATACGCCGGCAATATTCAGGCAGAGTTAATAACACAGGGGGCGGGGTTCGGTGCAACTCGAATGATTGCAAGACCAGAAGATAACCCGCCATTTTATGTAGATAACCTAACCAATTTCACAGAAGTGAGAATATCCACATATGTTAATTCAACTGGAATAACGCTCAACCCAACTAATGCTACAAATTATAACAACCTTACTAAATATTTTGTGTATCTGCATTTTGAAGAAGCATAATTTTTATGTATCGTAATAATATAATGACAACAAAGCGTAATTTCAATGTGGTTTTAGATATCTACAATACAGCATCGTGGGTAGGCAAACAGTTTAATCCTATATTTCAAGTGGATTTAAAACGACTGGTGCAAATTCCAAGCGATTTAGCGAAACCCTATAAGATATCATTTTCTTATTATATGATGGGCGGAGCATTTGCTACCTCAACATTAGCAAGCACTGCTCTTTACGCGCTCCACATTGATTTACGAAGACAGAACAGTATCCAAAATTACAACAAGCCTCTCACATATGCTGGTAATTTGATACCAACTCTTCTACCTAATGCCGCGACACCAACGCTTCTCGCACTGATTGCTCGGCCACAAGATAACCACGAGTTTTATGTCGATAACCTAACCAATTTAATTGAGATTGAACTTATGACGATTATTGCATCAACTGGTGCCGTTTTTAATGCTGCCGAATCATCCGGTATCAATGCTATCACAAAATATATAGTGTATATGCATTTTGAGGAACTTTAATCTTATTGGAAATCCAATGTTTATAATATAGTCAAAATCTATATTATGAGTAATAACTACGGCTTCGAGCCAACCCTCGACGGATTAAACAATATCGACGCCGACTCGACAATAACAACCGATATTATTTGCGATAACATAACTATCAATGTTTCAGGAACAGCCCCAACGATGCCAGCATTGGATAACTCGACGCATTTAGCAACAACTGCTTATGTAAATAGTCATACATCTGCAACTTACGTGACCATTGGAACTACTCAAACAATAACTGGTGAGAAAACATTTTCAAATGCAAATACGTTCATTAGTGGCCTTATTAAAGACAGTTCAGGAAGTGCTAACAGCATTGAGCTTGACGACGGATCGGCTTCTCATTATTTGAACTTGACGTCAGATCATATGACGCTTACCTCTTCTGGTAGTATGTTGCTCTCGACTGGTGGATATTTTATCGCATCTGGACCAAGTAATTTCTATTTTAGGAACCCTTCCGGATTTGGAAATAATTTGATAATTGATGATAACAATGGAGCCTCTGGTGCTTTAACTCTTAAAATCGACAGCTCAATTCCTTTTGCCAATATATCAAGCAGTTATCAATTAGACCTAAATCCATCTCCAACTACCAATTTAAATCTTGGAACAGGGCTAACAACTGGCTCGGTTAATATTTCAACTGGGACAAATTTGAATGCACCTATTACAATTGGGTCGATAACTTCAACAACACAGACGGCAACCCATAATGCTCTATCTACATTTTCAAAAATACCCTCGTGCGCGATTGCACCAACAAGTGGGAATCATTTATGTAATTATACATATGTAAATAGTGTGGTAACAGGACCAGCAATTTTGCCGTTAAATAATTTTTGGACTGGGTATAATACTTTCAATTTAGATGTTTCGATGAACTCGAAGATGTTCGTAGTAGGCGATGTATCATTTAACTCAGGGCTATTTCTCGGCGGTGATGCTTCATTTAATTCGAAGCTGTTCGTAGCAAGCGACGCATCATTTAACTCGAAGCTGTTCGTCTCGGGCGATGCGTCGTTTAACTCGAAGCTGTTCGTCGGTAGTGATGTATCGTTTAACTCGAAGCTGTTCGTCGGTAGTGATGTATCGTTTAACTCGAAGTTGTTCGTAGCAAGCGACGCATCATTTAACTCGAAGCTATTTTTAGGCGGTGATGCGTCATTTAATTCGAAGCTGTTCGTAGCAAGCGACGCATCATTTAACTCGAATCTGTTCGTCGGCGGTGATGTGTCGTTTAACTCGAATCTGTTCGTAGCAAGCGACGCATCATTTAACTCGAAGCTGTTCGTCGGCGGTGATGCTTCATTTAATTCGAAGCTGTTCGTCTCGGGCGATGCGTCGTTTAACTCGAAGCTATTCGTCGGTAGTGATGTATCGTTTAACTCGAAGCTGTTCGTCTCGGGCGACGCGTCGTTTAACTCGAAGCTGTTCGTCGGTGGTGATGTGTCGTTTAACTCGAAGCTATGTTTAGTAGGAGATGCATCATTTAACTCGAAGCTATTTTTAGTAGGAGATGCATCATTTAACTCGAAGCTGTTCGTAGCAAGCGACGCATCATTTAACTCGGGGCTATTTCTCGGCGGTGATGCTTCATTTAATTCGAAGCTGTTCGTAGCAAGCGACGCATCATTTAACTCGAAGCTATTTCTTGGTGGAGATGCATCATTTAACTCGAAGCTATTTTTAGGCGGGGATGCGTCATTTAACTCGAAGCTGTTCGTCTCGGGCGATGCGTCGTTTAACTCGAAGCTGTTCGTCGGTAGTGATGTATCGTTTAACTCGAAGCTGTTCGTCGGTAGCGACGCATCATTTAATTCGAAGCTGTTCGTCGGTAGTGATGTATCGTTTAACTCGAAGCTGTTCGTCTCGGGCGATGCGTCGTTTAACTCGAAGCTATTCGTATCAAGTGATGCATCATTTAACTCGCGTTTATCAGTAGCTGGTGATGTATCATTTAATAGCAATTTGAATATACGCGAAAATCTTGTTATGGATGCCAGCTCTGATTTCACTTTCATACCAGTTGGAACTATTAACACAAGCGTCGTATCAACTGTTCCAACTGGGTTTTTATATTGTAATGGCGATGCAGTATCACGCTCAACTTATGCACGGTTGTTCTCAGCAATTGGGACGGTGTTTGGCATTGGTAACGGAACAACAACCTTTAATATTCCAAATTTCATTGCAACATTTTTGCGTGGTGCAGGCTCAAAAACTGTTATTCTCGATACATATACTGCAGCCGCGGTAGGAACACTTCAAGTTGATATGGCCTTAACAACACCAAAAGTCGGTTATTCAACCCCAATAGAGAGCACCGGGTTCCGCTCTTGTGGAGCAGGTGCTCGTGATGTTTTAGCACGAACAAATCAAGGCGATCCAGCAGAGAATGCAACAGGCCTTGATTTAGCATATCCAGCAGGAAGGGGCGGATCAGAAGTCAGGCCGTTGAATATGGCAGTGTATTATTATATCAAATATTAGCCATATAATCTATAATGAAAATAAAAACTGTAATCGAAATTGCGGAAGACCGTTTAATGAGCGATATCTGTTTGCGTTGGTATTTAGAAACAGATGGAGCGAAGAAGCAAGAAATTTATCTCAATGAGATTTTACCTCTGTATAAGAAAATCAACAACATAATTTAGAAATAATATCTATGTATTTGTTATATGGCATCATCCGCATTTTGCTACGTGAATCCAAAACACTCTCTCGCCGCCGACGTCAAGACGAACCGGCTCGTTAATCAAATTATCGAAAAAATAAGCGACATTCCAAATCATACCGAGTATAAACACAATATGGAGTTGTTAAAGATGGTATGCTCGATTCTCGAACAGGAAGTCGATAACAAAAAGAACAAGATTAAAATCGACAAAAAAGACATCGTTTTTCGCGTCTGGAATCGTCTCTTCGATGCGATGAAGCCCGCCGACATCAAGGATTTAGAAGCAAACATCCAGTATCTCTGGGAAAACGGCCAGATAAAAAGAAAAGGGTTTTTTAAAATTGCTATTGCGTCGGTGTGCGACTGGGTTAGAAGGCGCATACTATAAATGCGTTGCATGGGTGAATGACTATGTCGTCCAGCATTTGGTCGATAATTTTTTACGAACAGTCGGTGCACCATTACAGTTAATCGTGGTTGTCGATACGATAATGAACCTCTCGGGCTGGACTGTTTTACAAATGGTTCTTACCAAATATGGAATAGGATTTTTGACGAACTATATATTTTGGCTTGCTTTGTTATAATAATAATGTGTATTGTTATTATATATGCCACCAAAAACGAAGAAACCGAAAGCCCCGAAGAAGAAGGGCCTTAAACAGAAGCAGAAGCAAATTGTGCGAACCAGCGTAAAAGTAAATGTTCAGTCAGCTGGTGGGTCCGGTGCGGGGGGCTCGATACCGCCCACTGCTGGCATTCCAAGTGCATTTAACGAAGCACGTTTAGCGAGTCTTATCGAGTCGATTGGTCGTCGTGTGCCCGTTCAGCAACCCGTTTATGTGCCTTCTGGTATGCCTATTCAGGAACTTGTTTCTGCCGCGCCATTTCAGCCAGCCAATGATGAGGCCACTTTGAATGCGGTGTTTATGGGTGAGAGTGATCTGACGAAACCTCTTACAACTGCTGGTCCTGTCGAGAAGAAGGCGCGAAAACCTCGTGCGAAAATACCGATTAGTGAGCGTTTGACTGAAAGAGAAGCAGGCTATTTCTCAGTTCCATCGAGCGATGGAGAACGCGATATAGCTCGGTTTAGAAGACGAGAAGATACTGCCAGGAGAATCATTAAAACATATGGAGATGAAAGCCCGGTTAATTTTGAATAATTACCTTTTTACATACTCCAACGCCTGCATCGGCGAATTACCCATCGCCTCCGCCGTATTGACCAGCTCCTTTAAATCGATGTTCGAGAACTTGCTCGTCAAGTAGATATGACGCAACATCGATGTGCTGATTGGTTTACCGAATACATCATTTAGACGATGTGTTATTTGGCTCGGCGACAAATGCGTCGATTTGTTATCAAATAACAGGTAGTCTTGTGTTTCAGGCAAAATCGAAATCCATTTTTTCAAAATGGCGTAGAGAGGCTTGCTTATCTCGATTGTCTGTGCACCCTTCGAGTCCTTGGTTTTAAACATATTAAAAACGAATATTTTGTTTTTCATATCCACATAATTATCGACAACTTTATCATAATTTTTATGCTTGATAATCCAATCCAGCGAACGGCGGGGCGCTTGAAATAATCCGCTCGTGAGCGCGAGCAAAACATAATTTTGGATTTTCTGTAAATCGGCCATCGACTTTGTCGGGCTCTTATATAGATGTTTAGCATCGGCTTCCAGCTTCTTGAAAATCGTTTCCACATCCGCGATTTTCAACATATCAGCGAACTTGCCCTCAGCCTTCTGGCTCTGCTTTGTTTCGTTATATTCTTTGATATCATCTACCATTAGTTTGCTATACTCGGGCTTGTCAGTTAAAACTACGAGCGCCGATAGCGTGGTCTTACGCTTATTAAACGGTATATCTTTGAGGTGCTCCATTATTTTGGTGGTATCGTCATATTTGTCGAGGTCGATACTGTCATCATCTGGGTAGCATTTTCGATAAACTGATGTAAGGATGCTCTTGTAGGTTTTTAGCGAACCTTCGCTGAGATGGGGGCGTTTCTTCTTTAAGATGTCGATAAGGTCGGTCATATAACTTATATTTACATTCTGCTAAATGTAATTACAACATTATTTATCTGGTTATAATGTAAATGCTCATCGAACCATCCACCAGAAAAGGAAAACGCTTTATGGCGACTTACGCAAACGGAAAGGTTGTTCATTTTGGCTCTTCTGTTGGAAAGGCGTATATCGACCACGGAGACAAATCGAAGCGCAAATCATACTTGGAGCGCCACGAACCCAGAGAAAACTGGAATGACCCATTTTCGCCTGGGTCGCTGTCTCGATATTTACTTTGGGGCGACAGCACCTCTCTCAATACCAATCACGTGGCGTTTATGCGCAAGTTTCCGCAGACATTGTCTCGGGCTACTGTATAACGCTGTATGGTTTATACCTATAAGAATCGATTCAATAAAAAATATGGATTCAAACCTGCCGTTCATTTAATTCGCAAATAAAGAAGTCGTCCGTATTATGTATAATGAAATCCGTCCTCTTCTTCGAAATGCTAAAACGCTCTATGCTATGCCGGAAAATCCGTGGGGGGTATTATTTGTCTTCCGTTCCTTCGCGGAAGATTTAGGCAATATTAAATATATCCTCAATATATATAATATAATGAACGTAGAGCAAATATTTGAACACATATTTAAACATAATAGCGTATTTTCGTTTAATCGTAATTTTCTAAAAGAGAAAATTAGATATTACAAAGAAAAAAAAGAAATGCGACCAGAATTACAACAAGAGATTTTTATATATGAAAACTATGATGCATTTGAATCATTCTGTATCAAAAATAACAATAAGTCAATGTTTCCAGATTTAACATTTAATGTTAAAGGCTGGAACTGTTAATATTTAGCGCGGAAGATTTAGCCAATATTAAATTATACTACCAATATATATAATTTAATGACAAAATACACTATTTACAGAATTACAACTGGCGAGTATCATTACATCGGATCAACAAAAGATTTTAACCAGCGCAAGAGTCAGCATCGAGGCAATTGTGGAACACGGATTCTACCTCTCTATACGATGATAAACGCAAACGGCGGATGGACCAATTGCTCGATGGTGCCGATTGAGGAGCTCGACTGTGAGCGACGCATAACCGCCCTTATTCGCGAGGAATACTGGCGCCGTCAATATGTCAATACTCTGAATGTAAACCAAGCCTATGTTAGCGAGGAGGAGCGAACGGATCGCCGGAAGGTATCAAACGCCAAGATAAACGCAGTTTGGGCGCCGAAGAGGTGTTTAGACTATATCCGCTGTGCTTGCGGCGGTGAGTATCAAGCCCACTGCAAGACCGCTCACATTCGAGGTAAGCGCCACGGAGTGTTCGTTTTAGGAGCTCTCGCATTGGGCGATGTGGAATACCAAATCTGAGGAATGTTTAGGCAATATATAGTAAGCGACTAATTCATAATCAGCTCCTCCATTTTATTTGATGACCTCATCAAATGAAATTATTTAGGCGATAATAGTCAAAATATATATGCCGAGGTGCCTTGAATTATTCTGTGGGACAAAATCAGTCGGAAATGTATTTCAACAATATGGTTATGAAATAGTCAGTTTAGACTTTAACCCAAAGTTTAATGCTACCCATACAGTTAATATTTTGGAGTGGGACTTTAAACAATATGCACCAGACTATTTCGATGTTATATGGGCTTCGCCAGACTGCACTACATTTTCGGTTGCAACTGGTGGAAAATACAGAACAAAAGCTAATATATACGGGCTGGATAACGCACACCGACCTCAATCCAATTTGGCTAATGCAATGGTGTTAAAGGTTATCGAAATACTCAAATATTTCAAATGCAAAGCTTGGTTTATGGAGAATCCGCGAGGATTGTTGCAACATTTTCCTCCGTTAATAGATTTTATAAAAGGAACGAATAGTAGCAAAGGGCTCGTATATTATGGAAATTATGGCTGGGGGTTTCCAAAAGCAACTAATATTTGGAGCAACTTGCCTTTATGGACTGAAAACAAACCAATTATGGCCGAAGATACATATTCTATGCATACACTTGGTAATGGCATTGTTCGTAGATATTATAATGCAAGCAAGTTTAAAGGAACAGAAGAGAGGAGCAAAATACCACCAGATTTAATACATCGATTATATGAACTTATACCAAGGATTATTTAGCCAAAAAATTGAAAACATTTAGGAGAAATGTAAGATATATATACATTTTCAAAAACTACTTAAAAATAAAATAGCCGATAGATATATACAATGGAAACCAAACCAAAATACAACGAGTTCCTCAAGTCGTGGAGCAGTGAGAACAAGATAACATCGTTTTTTGGAAGCGATAAGCCAGAGTTTCTAAAAGACTGGAACCAAGCTAAAATGGGTAAAGTCGCACCAGCGGTTAAACCAGTTATCGAGCCAGTTGTTGAGCCAAAGCGAACATTAAAAGATTTACAAGTTGGAGATGTTTTAAATACTCCAAGCCAATATAAAAGTGCTAATGTTAAAGGCAATGATGGATATGAAAAGCCGTTTATGACTATTATAAAAATTACACCAAAAACAGTGGGCGTTGTTTTAAATACTTGGACGGTTAAAGATAACAAACGAGTGCCTATAACAATTGACCCACAAGATAAACCAGATAGGACTATACCCATAAGCGAAATACTCGATTTTACAAAAATTGAAAACATTTAGCAAAAAGATATACAGATATCTATATATATCTATCAATGCCCATTTACGAATCACAAAAACGAGCTGTCAAAAGATACCACCAAGAACACCGCGACGAATTACGCGAATATTTACAGAAATGGCGCGAAGCCAACCCTCCAAGCAAGGAGAAAAACTGTCAATATACGCGAGATTATCGCCTACGCAAGAAGAGAGTCAAATTATTTGAGGATGAGGTTCGGGTCCTCTGTTCCATCGAATTATTTTAAGTCATTTTTTTTGATTTAAAATCATTTAGCCATTTAGCCAAAAAATTGAAAACATTTAGGGGAAATGTGAGAAATAAACACTTTTGTGAAAACCATTTAAAAACAAATATTAGTTAGATATATACAATGATGACCACCTCGACCAAAACGACCGACTTCTGCGACGCTAACGACATCGAATGGTTTCCTATTAACCTTACCATTGATGGAGCCAAAAAAGAATTAAATCCAATTGACCATAAGACATACGACAACGCAAGACCCAATTTACACGATTTTTCGAATACAGATTTAATCAGAGCCAGACAACACCTACTTAAAACTCAACCAGAATTATTTACACATTTGTGTATCAATACCAAGCATATACACCATATAGATTTAGATACACCAGATTATGATTCCAGATTCGATAATATCGCCCATAATACGCCGTGGTTCAAATCGATGACCAAATCATATGGAAAACACATTTTGATTAAAAGCGACGAGGATTTTATACCAGAATCGAGTAGGATGCAATTTAAAAATGGCGATGTCGGCGGAGTCGAATTACTGTGTGGCGGAGGAAGTTATGCTCCATTTGAGATGATGAATACAGATAAACCTATAATGATGATATCATCCGGAGATTTAAAAATTGGGCTTATATGCGATGAAAGAATCAGCAAATCAAAAATGACAAAGCCTTCTACTATAAAGGGTAGTATAAACACTGATAAGATGCTGGAATTGGGCGCAATCATCAAAATGGAAGACATCAATTTATACCAGTCGTGGCTCAAAATCATATGGTCGTTGCGAAGCGAAAGCGATCAATACGAAGATGTAGCTCGCGAAATATCCAAGCGGTCAAAAGCCAAATATGACGATGACGGGTTCGATAAAGCCTGGGCCGAATATAAACCTGACCAGTTATCGATAGGAACATTTTATACATTTGCTAAAAATGGAAACGAAAAAAAGTATCAAAAAATTGTAGAGAAATACACGCCAAAGGTGGAGGTCAAAATAACAGAAGGACGCGATTATGAAAGTGTAAAAGCATTATTCGAGCAAACGCATTTACTCATCAGCAATAAGTCGTTATTTGTTCGTCAAACTGAAAATGATAATATCATTATGACAAAAACCCAGTTGATTACATCCACGGAGCGTATCAGCTACGATGCGATTGTCAAGGATGAACCCAAATCGAAGTGTTTTATTATGGACTGGTTGAAAGACGGAGAAAATCGAATGAAATATGATATGGCCGTATATCCACCGGACATTCAATGCCCCGATTCGGTCTACAATTTATGGCGCCCCTTTACGATGGAGAGAAAAAATGCGTTTATAAACGATGAAAAAGCCGTCTCCATTATCAAGAAGCACATAAAAATTATGTGTGGAAATGACCAATCAGTGGCCGATTATTTCGAATTATGGATAGCCCAGATGATACAGTTTCCATCTGTCAAATCTATTTGTCCTACATTGATAAGCGACGAAGGAGCGGGTAAAGGAACGCTTATGCGATTATTCGAAAAAATGCTCGGAAAAGAAAAGATTCTCTCAACTGCAAAACCAAGTCAAAATGTGTGGGGCAATTTCAACGGCCAGATGAAGAACGCGTTTTTAGTCAATCTTGATGAAATGTCGAAGAAAGAAGGCGACGGTGCTGATGGATATATTAAAGCCCTGATTACAGAGCCAGACATAACAATCAACGAGAAGGGTATCATACCATACACAATCGCATCTTATCATCGGTTCATTATGACTACCAACAATGAAGACCCAGTAAAGACCAGCAAAAAAGACCGCCGAAAACTCATTATTCGAGCCAGCGATGAGCTTATAGGAAATCGCGATTATTTTGATAAAATGTATGCTATGTTGGAGGACGAAAACGCCGTAAAATCCATCTACGAATATTTCAAAACGCTACCAGGAGCCGACAAGTTTTCCAAGGTAGCAATGCCAGAAACCGAGTATCACAAGGACATCAAGGAGGCGCAAATGTCGCCCATCGAATTATGGCTCCGACAGTTTGTAGTAGAAAACATCAATTTGGCATTTGTGGAAAAATCCGCAATGGAGCAATTTGAGGCATTTAATACATTTAAAGTGGATTCTGGAATACACTTCGAGTGCTCGCTGGTATCATTCGGTTTGAAATTGAAAAATCTTAAAATCGATGGTGTCGGTGATGTGATGCATACAAGGACCGGAAATAAACGGACATTCGATATCTCCAAAATGAAGGCGTGTTTTAAAATAGGATGCCTTCTATAAAAATAAAATAGCCAACCCTTCACAAATTATGCAACCCTTCACCAACCCTTCACACTATTATTTTTTATTTTTATTATTATTTAGCTCCATTTATAGTCTTATTATTATCATTATTATTATTATTATTATTAAATGTGAAGGGTGTGAAGGGTTGAAGGGTTAAAAATAGAAATCGTGGGCCAAAAAATAATTATTTTGTTCGAATAATTATTTTTATTTTTGATAGCTGAACAAAAACAGGGGTGTCACCATGCACACCATCACCAACCCTTCACATCCAAGAAATTGAAGTATCGGCATCCTATATATACCATCGATGCCCCTCGCAACAGCCCTCTACATCGCTACGCTCAACGAAGCCGATATGATCGCACTAAATGTAGCAAAAACTACATTTGGTAAAAACTTTCGAATCAAGGAGACCAAGGGCTACATAAAATGGTTCAGCAAAGCAAGGACAACTATTTTAAGGTTCCTAAACAAGTATTCCAAAAAACAACGCAAATAATGAGTAAAGACGCCTCTACTGTTATAAGCTGTAAAATGGCCAATGCTACGGGCACAGGAACGTCTAAACTACGGTCGATAGTATATTCCTCAGGCGCAGATAATGTCATTATAACAAATAATGATATTATTTAAAAGAAGATTTCCATCGTTAGTAAATAGACAGCAAAGGTAAAAAACAAAACCTGCGTCAATTGTATCATATTATTGTGGTGTGCATCAAGTCTATAATATTCGGCTTGCCAATCCATTGCCATTGCTATATGATTGTAGGACATTATTTTTAAATAGTATTCCGTTAATAGAAAAGCAACGCCGGTGGCTGTTGTTTTGGCGCCGAAGGCGCAACCCCGCGCTTGACATATACGACTTCCTCCTCGCTCGACTCGGGTTCCTCGACATAACGAATCGGCTTCTTCTTCTTCGGCGCTACTTTAACGGGCTTCGCTTGCGCCTTCGGCGCAACTTCCTCCTCCTCGTCAGTAGAGAGCGAATCGACTCCGTAGGCGTCCATAATGGCGGTCTTCTTCTTCTCTTGTAGGGCGACCTTCTTGTTAAAGGCCTTCTCTGTTAAAGCGTCCTTCA